CGTTACCAATTGCCCCCAACGCATTTGATGTGGCATCATACAACGCCATTTTGGTATCAAATTCTTTTTGTGCTAAATCCTTCTTTTGGGCTTCTTCGTTTTTGGCAATGTCGATTCGCTTGGTTGCCAAAGATTGTTCTAAATCGGTTGTGGCTTGCCCCGCATCTTTTCGGGCTTGGATTTGGTTTTGTAATCGTGTTAATTCCAAATCCTGCAATGCCTTTTGCAAATCCTTTTCATTGGTTAATGTTTGGGTTAATCTCAATTGTTCTTTGGCATATTGTTCATCGATAAATTTGGCTTCATCTTGTGCCGATTTTTCCATAAACGCTTTTAATTCCTCATCCGCTTTTTTCTTATCATCCAACTTTTTCTTTTCGGCGGTTTCTGCAATTTCTGTTAACTTGATTTGGTTGGCTTCCTCCGCTTCTTGAATTAATCTATCCCGTTCGGCCTTGGTGTATTTGCCACGGGCAATTTCTCTTTTGGCATTGTCCAAATCAAATTCCGCTTGTTTCTTGGCCTTGGCTTCTTCATCCTTGATGGAATCAATGATGTTCTTTCTATCGGCTTCACGGATTTTGTCCGATGCATCACGCCTTTGGCTTGCATATTCTTTGCGCTTGTCCTCCAAATCTTTTTGGCGTTCTTCCTCGGCCTTCGCTGCTTCCTTTTTCCGTGCTTCTTCTTCGGCATCCAATTTCTTGGCTTCCTTGTTGAACAAACGGCGTTTTGATGCCAATTCAGTTTCCGCATTTTGCATTTGAACAATTGCATCACTTATCGCCTTTTTACTGGCTTCGGTTTGACCATTCAACTTTTGATCCAACTGTGCGGCCTTCAATCTGTCTTTGGCGAATTGCAATTCCTTACCCGCCAAATCGGTTTCACTTTTGCGGATTTGGTCGAGTGCTTTTTTTCTATCCTCCAATGATGCATTTGAATCCGATAATAATTCACGGGCTTGTGCCAATTCCTTGTTACCCTTTGCACGGGCTTCATTCAATGCCAATTCTCTATCCTCCAATTCATCTTGTAAATCGGCTAACTTCCTTCCCTCCGTTGCAGCCGAACCGAACAAACTACCAACCAACTCCAAGGCACCCGCTAAACCATCCACAAGCAATGTGGCAAACCCAGAAACCGCTTCAATAATTGGATTAAGGATTGCCCCAAATATGGATGTTAATCGTGCCAATGAATCCATCCCCGCTTCGGTCTTTGTCAATGCCCCTTTTAACGCGGCGAATATGCCCACCAATGCAGCGATAACCGCACCAATAGGATTGGCTACCAACGCCAACATTGCACGCCCTAAACCCATCAATGATGATGCGGCGTTACCAACCGAACCTGGCAATTCCCCAAACTTGTTTCCGACATCCGCTATTTTGCCACCAATACTTCCAAACGCTTTGTTTGCCGTATTGCTGAATTTACTAAACGCGGATTCCGCTTGGTCAACACTTTTGGTATCAACCTTTACTTCGTATTCGATTTCATCTGCCATGATTTGATTCTCCTTTTAATGTATTTTGTTGTTTGTTTCCAAGTTTGATTGTATTGGTTTTTGCCCTTGGCGATTTCCACATTTTGTGAAACGCCGTACCATTCTTGGGATTGTGCTAATTTTATAATTAATGATATCATTTTTTGAGTATTAAAAAGTTGGATTTCAAAATGGTGATGGTGTGCGAACCACCCGTGTAAAGTTTCCAAACAAATGTTACTTCATCCGTGGGTGCTAAATCCAAAATGGTGTCAAAATTGATACTGTGGAAGTTGGAATCGGTGGTTGAATATGCGGTTGTGTTAATGCCGTTTATTTGGATTGCAAACTCAATTGATTTGTTCCCACTTTGACCAAACGAAGCCATCCCCGTGAACTTGTATTGGCCACCATCGGTGCATACATATTTTGATGGGTTCAATGTGGCCGTGATGTTCTGCACATACCCGATTGATTCTTTTTGTTCCATGGGGATGGTATCCCAAATTGTTGAATCCGTTGTGCGGGTTGCGGGGTTGTTGTTGTACATCGTGATTTGGTTAAACTGCACGATGGATTGCAAGTTCTCAACTTGATGAACCAATGTCGACACGCTATTTTGGTTGTAGTCCTCATCTTGGTTGGTGTCCAAATAATCTTGGCCGTTGAACTTGTACGAATTCATGATACCTTTTGCAACCGAATAATCCTTCAAATATGTTTCTCCACTTGGTGTTGGCAATGGGTTTGTAAAATCGGGCCGTTGCCCCGTGGTTGTAAACCTCATAATTTCCACATCTGGGTATGTTACCAATTCCAGGTTGGCAATCTCCGTCAACATATCGTATTGGATGGATTGGATTTTGTAGTAATTTGATGAAATGGCGATGGTGTCGTTCAATTCAAGATTCAACCACTCACCCACGGGTAACACGGCGGTCATTTTAACCACCCTTGATTGCGTTGAATACATACGGGATAAGTATTCTGTCCAATACAAATCATACATCGTTTTTGTGGGTGCATCACCACGCAAAGAAAGTTCCAATCCAAACGCATTTGAATAACTATTTGATATTGTTGGATAGTCCGAATATGGTGTCATCAACGGCATTACGATTTGAATGTTGTTGTTGAAATACCACACATCGGAAACCGATTGTTTTCCTCCGTAGTAAAACAAGGTATAATCTTGTTGCACGGGTTTGAAGTCGGTATCCAAAAACACGGGGATGTTCAATTCCGTTTTACGAACTATTTGCCCATTCAAATTGACTTGGTTCATCGCCTGGGGTGCAATCACATGGAATGGTGTTTCAATGTTAAATTCCTCCGTTGGGTAATCAATTAACGGCATAAATTTAATTGATCCGTATTCCCGTTTGTTAATTTGTTTGTAGTACGCATTGGCCAAGCATGTTGATTCTTGGTGGCTCATACTCACATGGCGTGGTATTGGTAATTTGTCGTGCTGAATGTCCTTAATATCCACATACGATGTCCAATTCTTTGTTGTTCCCGTTGCCAACCAATCCGCCAAATTGTGGATTTCAATTGTTTTTTCACCCGTTGGAACTAATATGCAGTTGAAACCTTGCAACACCCCATTGATGAAATCTTTGATGGGTTTTTGTGGCATGGCATCTTCCATGCGTATGCTCGTTCCGTTAATACCTCTTGGGGCTTTGTAACACTTAAAAGTGATGGCAATTGTTGACCAACCACCCGTTGCACGATAACGCACCGAAACCACATCCCCCGAATTTAATCGTTGGTTGAAACTTGCCCCCACCGCCGCCGATGTCGTTGTAAATGTCAATTGACTTGGTGCAAATTCTTTACGCCCGTTTACAAAAAAGGCGATTTCCAAACTTTGCAATGCAAGACCTGGGGCAATAACACTCAACACATCCAATGAAAACTGATAATAACCCCCTCGGTTACAAGTGTAATCCCCCGTTGTATTATCGTAGTTACCCGATGGGTTGGAAACGATGGTCGGAAATATCAATTGGGCGTATGTCAACACACCCGATGTTGCCGTAAATGTTTGGGGTGAATTTGATGCATGGCAAGTTCCTGGCAATGTATATTCGGGATCGTACAATGGCCCCGCCGTTTGCATTGGCAACACATACAAATCATCCATTTCGGGGCGTGATAAAAACGAACCAGTCAATGTGTATCCAATATCATTGCTGTTGAATGCAGTAACCAACATTTCACGAAGGCGAATCGCGGGGCGTAAATCATCCACCTCAACACCCCTTGGTTTTAAGATGTTGCCGTTTACTCCCGTCAATGTGGAATACCGCCATTGTTGGTTGTAATCTGCAATCGGCCATAAAATATCACCACCCAATAAATTTTGATCCCATGAACTCAATATGTTTGTGTAATTGGCCGTATGTTCGTATTCACTCCAATCAACTTCATTCATCAATGTTTCACCCCACGCATCCAACAATTTTTTGGTTGTGCCATAAAAAATGATGTTGTACAATTGTGGCAACCCATCCTTGAACTTGCAACCAATCAATTCAACCCTACCTTCAAACACGGGTAATCCGTTGATGAATATGGTGGCGTTTTTTCCAATGTTGGGATTCCACCCCACGATGACCATGTTTTCATCAAACCAGTTGGAAAAGATTTGGTTGTTGGTGTCCGATGCGGGTATTTGGAAATCTTGGGTGTAATCTGTCCAAATGGTGGCAAGGTTCATCAAGTCCTTTAATTGCCTTGTAAGGGGGATAGATTCATCGTTGAATAGGTCAACGGGCGTTCCATCAATAGTGAGTGAAAACCTAATCGCCATTATCGTACAATTTTGTTAATTTTTGGTTGGTTGTATTCCATTTGGATGGTGTACAAAATCAACTTTTCGTTTATGCGGGTTTTCTTTTCAAATGTGGTATCAATAATCCTTGCCGACAAAACTTGTGGGCCGTTCACCAATACATTCACAGAATAAAAAATTTGCTCAACCACATCAACATCGTTTTGCGTGATCCAATCCGTGTTTACTGTCATCACCTGGGTACTATTCACCAAATATGGTGTGGTAATTGGAACGCCGTATGTCCATGATTGTGCAAGGTCGGTTTGTTTGTAAATCGGTTGTGAATACTTTTCACCGCTGATTTGGTTTGTGGTTCGGTGTACACCATTAAACAAGAACGAATCATACACCCCATATTTGTTTAGAAACAACACATCTTGTTGCCCGTACTTATTCTCACACACAAAATTCAATGGAATCACAATATCATCCCCCGCCTTTACAAAAGTTATGTTGGTTGATGCCGATACCCCACCCGCTGCCAACAATTGTACAATCTCAATACCTTGGATGGTGTTTGCACTCAACCCACTCACCGCGTTTGGTGTGATGGTTGCACTCCCACAAGTGATGGAAGTAACCACAGTTGCATCGTACCACAAATAAGCCGTGGTTGTTTCTGCGGTGATGGTAACTTGTGTTTTGTCCGTGTAAACCACTTTTGAAAATCCATCGTTAAACCCTTCCGATGTGTAAGTGTACCCCAATGTAGCCAAAACAACATTGGAGGTCGCATACGCCGTGTATGTGGTTGTGGTGCCTACTAAATACACCCCACGCACTTTGACGGCAACACGCATTGCCCCATTGCCGATATTTGGTTTGTATGTGCCGTTGATTAAATAATCCTCGGTCAACATTTGTTCTACCAATTTGTGAATGTCAATCCACCCACGCCCACTTCCGTATTGGTCGGGTTTGCGGTTTATTGTCCAATTGGGTGAACCTGGGATTGTGGTTGTGCCACTCCACACATACACATCGCATTGATAATAGAATGAATCTGCGGTGTATAACGCATCGTAAAATTGGTAAATCAATGGGGATTTTGCCCCGCATATTGCACTGGGTTGTTCGCTGAATGTCATCGTTTGAATCTTGCTTTTATGTCTTTGGCCATGGCCTTGGTTAATGCCTTATTGAATGATGGTAAAATTTCCTTCCGTGCCATTGTTACAAATGGGAATGGTTCAATACCAAAGTGTTTAATCTTTCTATTCATCATGAATCGCATTGCGTTTTCATCGGCCTTGCCTTTGAATCGCCCCGTTCCCATATCCCGTGGTTGAATGCGTTTCATCTTTGTCCAATTCCGCATTGATGCCAATGGAATGCCCT